GTTGATGTTTTGTTTATACCATTCATAAGTATTTTTTAATCCTTCATCTAAACTTATTTGTGATTTCCATCCCAACTTATTAATCTTACTGACATTCAATACTTTACGCATAGTGCCGTTCGGCTTCGACTCATTCCATACAATAGGACCATTATATCCGATGACATCACAAATCTTTTCTGTCAACTCACGAATTGTTATATCTATTCCTGTTCCCACATTTATGATATCAGCACTATCATAATTCATCATACAAAAATGACATGCATCTGCCAAATCATCAACATGAAGAAATTCGCGCATAGGAGTTCCATCACCCCAACATTCTACATATGATTTATCATTTATCTTTGCATCATGTATCTTACTTATAAGTGCTGGTAAAACATGTGAAGTTTTCAGATTGAAATTGTCATTAATTCCATATAAATTTGTCGGCATTAATGAGATAGTCTTAAAGTTATACTGATCACGATAAGATTGGCATAACTTTATACCAGCAATCTTTGCTATTGCATATGCATCATTTGTCTCTTCAAGTGGACCTGTCATCAATGATTCTTCACTAATAGGAACTTTAGCATCTTTAGGATATATACATGATGATCCTAGAAATAATACTTTTCTTACATCATATCGGTGTGATATATCAATAAGATTTGTCTGTATCATAAGGTTTTGATAAAGAAAATCACCTTTATATGTAGAGTTGGCTAGAATGCCGCCAACTTTAGCAGCAGCAATAAACACATATTCAGGGCCAGCATTTCTATAAAATAGATCAACACTTCGTCTGTGTGATAGATCATACTTTCCTCTATCAGCGGTTAGAATATTTTTATATCCTTTATTTTCCAGACATCTTACAATAGCAGAACCTACTAGCCCTGTATGCCCAGCAACAAATATTCGCGAATCACTTTTCATTTTCGCACATGTCCTTTACTAGATTTTTAAATGAGATTCGAGGTTCCCAACCAAGGACTTCTTTCGCTTTGGTGGCATTACCTAATAGTGTATCTACTTCTGTAGGCCGAAAGTATCTAGAATCAATTCTAAAGATGATTCTGTCATTATCCATACCAAGTTCATTTAATCCTTCACCATACCACTTAATATTCATACCAAAATACGGTGCTGCCTCTGAGATGAAATCTTTTACAGAATATTGTTCTCCTGTTGCAATAACAAAATCATCTGGTTTATTCTGTTGGAGCATTAGCCACATCGCACGAACAAAATCTTTAGCATGCCCCCAATCTCTTTTAGCATTTACATTACCTAGATAGATGATATTACCCTCAAGGCCATGATCTCTGATCTTACGCAGCCCATTAGTAATCTTCTTTGTTACGAATGTATCTCCTCGCCTTGGGCTTTCATGATTGAATAGTATACCAGTGCAAGCATACATGTTATATGCCTCACGATAGTTCTTTGTAATCCAATATCCATATAGTTTGGCTACACCGTATGGGCTCCTTGGATAGAATGGAGTAGTTTCGGATTGTGGAATTTCTTGCACTTTACCAAACATTTCTGATGTTGATGCTTGATATAACCGAGTATTTCTTTCCATACCAAGAATTCTAATTGCTTCGAGTAGTCTTAGTGATCCCAGACCATCGACTTGCCCAGTATATTCAGGTGTCTCAAAAGATACTTTTACATGACTCTGGGCTCCCAGATTATATATTTCATCGGGCTGAACCTTTTTAATAATATTAATTAGATTACTTGAATCTGTCAAGTCGCCATAATGTAAATGTATATCATTATAGATATGATCTATTCTTCCTGTATTGAACGAAGAACTTCTTCGGATAATACCATGAACTTCATAATTCTTTTCAAGAAGAAGTTCGGCTAGGTAGCTTCCGTCCTGACCTGTAATGCCAGTAATTAAAGCAATCCTTTTTGACATTATATAAAATCTCCTAAATTATCAACGTCTCTTTGTATATTGATAGCTTCGGCTGATGGATATGGATTAGAATTGCTATAATCGTTTATGATTATTCTCTTAGAATGATGTATTTCCATGAGCAGATCACATTTACTAAATCCTAAGTTATCTAGCATATTCCGCGTTATATCATAATACTTCTTTTTTCTTGCTGTCACGAAAACGATCTTAAACCCTCTGGCCTGTTTATCGACTAATACACTATGATTTTTATGCAGCAATTCATAATCAGTATGATAACTATTTTTACCATACTGTCCCTTATTTTTAATCAGCACACCATCAATATCACATAATATTGTTGGCTTATTGTTATATTCGCGCCATGCATCAAGAGTTCCTACATTGAAATAATTATCAACATTAGTATTAATAAAGACTTCTCCACTCATAATCATATAATCTATTATATCAGAAAGAAAGATTTCTTTTTTATTTGTTGATAGTTTTTGACATGCGATCTTATATAACTCAGGATTAGAAAACTGATATCCGCCAACACAGAAATTATCAGATACGATTCGCTTTTCTATGAGACTAGAGATTATTCCCTGGTCATTAGATATGACATAACCAAGTTGTGATACATTCTTAAGTGTTGGATAGTCTGATAACTTGGCCGTATATGCAGCATTGCCTTCTGCGAATCTGAAATCAAAATAACTATCACAATCTTTTACTAGAAATTTTTCTGTGATATTAGCCTCCTCGATAGCACGAAGCACAGTTTCAGCCGGACCATTTGTGGGTTCATCCAGAATAATAATATTGACCTTTGCATCTCCAAAGCATTCTTCTAATATACGCTTAGATTCAAATTTCACATCATGCTCTCTGAGTATAACAATGTGTATTGTATTTCCATATTGGAGACTATTGAGTGACCTTTCAATCATCAATTGCCCATTATAGTTTGTAAGAAGATATTTTGGACGTAGATCAGGAAAACGAGTTGATCTACCCGCACATGGCATTATTATATCCATAAAGACTCCACATTATTAATAATAAAAGACTGATCATGTTTAGTTCGACAATAAGGAAATACTCTTAGTAGCATAATTATAGTGAATATATTATATTTCGCACAGTCATAATTATATGATATGGCATCATGTATTATTTTCATCTTAGCATCGAGATTAACTTTTGTATTTCGATTGAACCATCCGCATATCAAATCCTGATTCAACTTAGCAATATCAAAAACATAAGAATCATATTCGGATGTTAGTGGATCGATCATATAGAAAGAATCTTCATTCTCTCTATATATAATATTATCAAGTGTGAAGTCACCATGATATATACTTTGTGGTACCTCTTTGGGCAATCTATCCAATAATGATTCTAATGTAAATGAAAAATATTGAAAATCTATCTGAGATAACTTATCCTGATATATTTCCGTATAATCTTTTATAGTGCTATCGGCCGAAAACTTATTGAGTGTATCGATTATAAATTCTATTAGTTTATCTGGCTTATTATACATCAAATAACTACAAACGTCAAGCCCTTTAATATATTCCATATCGATACAGTTATATGACGAATCGATTATCTCGGGCATTTTAACTATTGTAGAAAGGGCTTGCATTCTTTCTAAATTTCTATCAACATCAAACATCTTCCGAACAAAATAATCTTCTCCGTTCGACATCAACATAATTCTGGAATTCGAATGGCCATTCAAATCTTTTATTAATTTTTCCATAATTCCATATCATCTCTGATAAGAGAATGTTTGCCGCCATTGTAAGGACCAGCAGAAAAAGGATTATTCATATCCACATAACATAGATTTTCACCAATAAGATTATTATTTCTTAATGTAGCTTTGAGCATTTCTTCACCATTCATTTGATATCCAGCATTATAATAATCTTCCATCATATGATATGTTGACATGTATTTGTTCATTACTGATGAACTGCCAAAAGCAAACTGATCGTTACCAAAATCTCTAGTGATAACCATACGGCAGTTAGGAATATAAATTTTAGTCTTATCCATTTTACCGAACGGTATAACACCATTAATAGCATAATCAAATCGCGTCTTGATTACCCAGTCATATTGATTATTTACTATTTCATTTTTGATCTTGAGCAGACATGATTGAAATAAAGAATAATACGCATATACCATATTACTTGGTGGGAATTTTTCAGGATCAGGAGTATTTGTATATTTACTATCTAATTTTGTCTTATCAAAGATGCTTAATTCATCTGTGATAAAATCAACTGGCTTATATAAATCGATCACATCTTTGATATCATATACTCTATTTTTCCAAGTATGAATAAAGATATCAGTATCATAATGATCTAATACATTTTTCTTTAAATATTCATATCCCTTTGCATATGATCTTGGTTGCCCTGAAATGCAGACAGCAATTTTCATTTGTTGATAACTCCACGATATACATTATTATCAAACCATGTATTGAATCTATTTAAATCTAAAACTTTATTGTTTGGATTCAGTATAGGTTGACTCAGCATTTCGTTATAATTATCATCATTAGTATCAAGAGAAATAATATGTTCTAGCATATCCGCATCTGTTTCATAATTATGTCTTGATATGAAAGCCTTTGAATTGAAGTCCATCTCGACGGTTGGGCTGCCCCAATAGATAGGAATAGTATTCATATACAATGCATGAAATAGTTTTTCTGTAACATATCCTGGATGAGATCCATTCTCATAGCAAAGATTGAACTTATGTGAACGCATAAACTCAAATTTAGTTTTTTGTGCGTTAATACCATCCCGAGGTAAAACATAACCTGTATTATTGAATAGTGGACCACCACTATCAATCATCTTATACTTTGATATGAAATGAAACGCATCATTTCTTTCAGCACAAGATCCATTGGCCACAATGAAACTACAGAATGAAGTTTTATCACTCGCTGTGCCGGTTCTTAGAACATCTCTTATATCAGGCAAATCAATCTTATTGATATGTACCCAGTTATCAAGTACATACAAAGGCATTCTATAATGCCTAGGCATATCCAAATGATCGAATGTAATAGCAAAATGACAATTATAATTTTGTGGTCTGCGATTCTCGCCAGTGAAGAATATCTTTACATTATGCTTTGCGTTGAATAATCGATTCTTTACTCCAAAAGTCTCATCACAAAATATGAGATAGTCTGGATTATCATCATCACGGATAATATCATATTTCTTTGATAATGTATCAATGAAGAAATCATCAAGAGTTCCAAAATAATCAGTGAAGCCTAATCTCAATATTGGCTTAGATTGCATATACTGTATCCCTATGGCTAACATCACATTTACGATAATCATAGTGGAACAGAAAGTCTTCTATTGAAGAATTAGTATCTTCAACTATGATTGTGGGTCTGAATGTTTCAATAGTGTTCATAGCACCCAATAATATTTTATATTCATAGCCTTCAGTATCTAACTGGATCAAATCACATTCGGGCAACATCATATCATCGATACGAAATGTGGGGACTATTGAACCTTTTGTGCTTCTGACTGTGTTCATTCCACGATTTCTTTCATGATTTCTGACAACAGAAACCATCTCATGCTTATCCCCTAATGCTCCTTGTATTTTTATAACATTGTCTATCGGGCAGTTCATGACTAGGCAATGAAAGTTCATTGGATCTGGTTCAAATGTGTATACGATACTAAACAACTGTGAGAGTAGTCTAGGAAAAATACCGCAATAACCACCTGCTTGAACTACAACATTAAATTTCTTTGTGTGTCTAAGATATACTTCTTTATCAGAATTCTTCCAACCGTCGATGATGTCTGTAAATGCACCATCATCCTTTATCTTATACCAATCCTTAACTCCATCGACTTCATATTCAATATTTTCTATCATGGCTTGATCCAGAACCAGACAAAGTTTTTAGAATTATTCAGAGGTGTTCTGATCCGATTAGTTTCTCTATATCGCTTGATAGCATCGACAACAAATTTTACCTGAATATCGTGCCCAAAGATATAACCATTCTTTTTAATCTTAGGATAATACAGTTCAATATCATTGTGTATGGAATCTTCTGTTTGATCTCCATCAACCAATACAAAGTCGAGAGATTCATTTGCTAATTGATCAGTTGCATCAACAGACTTCTTCTTGATAAGTTCAAATCTTTCACCAAAGGGACTCATATTTTGATGAAGTGTCTTTTCATAGCTATTCATATCTTCTTGTGTCCGAACAACATCAATAGCAGTATATGTTATATAAGGATCGATACCATATAGTTTCTTTATGTTTGGGCATGATTCTAATAATACATGACTAGTCTCACCCTTCAGCACACCAATCTCTGCTCCAATCACATCACCTCTCATCCGATTGATATATGAAATCATTCCATATGCTGGAAGAAATGTAAGTGGCCATAGTCCGATCTGTTTCTGCTGTTCAATATTGAAAAATTCTGGATTATCAGTTATCATATAATGCCTCGATCTTTTTCTTTAATTCTGGAATTCTATCATATTGATGGACGATAGCGAAAGGTTTATTATTTGGATCAGTAACAACACCATCTTCGTGAATTGTAGGCTGTTCATCCTGATATGCGAGTTTATATAGAACTAACTGTGTAGGATCATTACTTACGATCTGTCCGATATCACCATGGCCCGCTAAAATAGCCTGTTCTGTTGTACCAAGTTGAATTGCCCATCCACGAGGATATCCTGAAAAATTAGTCGTCTTATGTATAATCTTATCATCACAATATGGATACTGATTGATAAGAAAATTGAATACTGCTTGATCAACGATAGGAATAGGCCGATTGACACTCATTTGGAATATCATCAGCAACAAATCTTTTATATAAGAAAAGTCACCACCAATAGTTCCGACATTATATATAAGGTTCTCTTTCAGTATATTATGAAAATATGGACCGAATGTTTCTAATAAATTCTTATTGCCCCATGGTTCATCCTTATACTTCAATCCCTCGGATGAACAAACAATTTTTCTATTACTAAGATTGTTTTCTAACCAATCAGAAGGATTTGTTTGGAATATAACATCGCGGGTATCTGTAGTGATCACATATCGATAATCTCTTGGATTGAGTTCACATAGAGTATTCCACATATAGAAAAATCTTTCGGTGTGTGGTGCACCATTACTCTGAGCCTTGAAACCACCATTCTTTTCTTTATCGCCATATAGAGCAAGTTTGACACCGCGTTGAGTCAATTTATCTATAGTTTCTTTAGAAATATTAGTAGCTACAAGAACAACATCTCCTGTAAATCCAGACTTGGCAATCGAGTTGACCCAATACTTTAATTGGTCCCAAGAGTAATTAGATGCTCCGCCGATGATGATGTCTTTTGCCAAGGATATTCTCCATTATAATGTTGTTTCACTGATTCGTTGCCTTTGATAAAAAAATCAAGACTACCATACTTCTTTTCCATATTGTCATCAAGTCTATAATTCATCGTATGAAGACCTGATGTATCATAATTTGTATTACCCATTACTTTACTAATGATATGATAAAATCTTCTATCACCGCCCCAACCAGAGTGCCAATGATTACATACTTTAGTCAGAAATGAAGTTTTGAATATATATGATGAGGTGTCGATAAGAAATTCTTGATCTAATTCTTTCTTTGATAGAGACCAATGGATTGGCCATTTGCCAAGACTTTCACAGTTGTCTTCAATGATAAATTCACCATTCTTTCCATGGATGTTTCGGAGAGAATACGCCCAATCTAGATTCTTATCTTCTATTGTTGCGACCAAAGTTTTGATATGATCTCTTTCATACCAGTTATCTTCATCGAGAAAAGCAATATAATCCGAATTAATAAGATGAGGATATCCAGCATAGATACGATGCCCATAGAATCCATCACCGCCTGTGTTTTCAGGAGCAATTGTTACTTGGAGATGTGTATTATATTCTGAAATATTAAGGGCAGTTACTTTATTCAAATATTCTGGGCCATCGACAACTACAAGATGCTTAATGTTCTTATATGTTTGGGTATTCACACTTTCAATTGCTTGAGTTAAATATTCTTGCCCGATTGTAGGCGTAATAACTGTTACAGACTTTTCTATGTTCAACTTCATTACTTCACCGTAGCGCAGATAACATCACCAGGAATATGACCGTCCAGATAATGAATATTATAATCTGGATTGATTTCTTTAAGGAGACGAATAGCATCTTCTTCTTTGACAAAAGACCATTCTTCAGATCCGAAGAGTCGCTTATCATCGATGAAAATAGTATTGTCTTTTCTACCATGTTTAAGTATGATATTAAGTTCATCTATTACAGGTGAACCACCAGACTTGCCGCCAAGAAACTCACCAGAAGCATGTGCGTCGAGCCAGAGAGTCACGGGTTCATCAGGTAAAATCTTAAAGATTTCTTCCAGGCAATCGATTGAATCGCCTTGCCAGATTCTAACTTTAGTATTATCTTGGAAAATAATAGACGCATCACTATAAAGACTTTCATCCAATTCAATAGAATGGATATTATCGAAGCCAGCATCAACAGCTAATTTAACAGTATCACCTAAATATGTGCCAGTCTCAATAAAGACTTTGCCGTTACCATATTTTGATAGATATTCGAGATTTAGATGTGATGCTGGCTTCGATTCATCAATGATATTCAACTTAAACATAATCAATCTCCATTATATAAAAACTTCAATAATATATAGTATACTTTACAAACACTTTCCAGCAGCAATTCTATGAATATCACCACGGCTAAGTCCCATATCTCTTAGTTCTATGTCGGACATACTATTCAGTTCAGCAACTTCTTTATTGAATTCGTTATATGCGATTACAGAATCGATTAGTGCTTTTAGAAACTTCATTTTAATTCTCCAAAAATAGGGTTAAAAACAAATAAAAAAGATGGTGGCATATTGTGTAAGCCACCATCTTGTGACTTCACATGCAGTTAAATGCCGCCGGTTGTTTTTTCTGTTAGAAACTCTTTAGTGGATGTAGTTTCTTCTCCGTTGATATTAATCTTCTTAGCCTTCTTCTCTTCAGGAATAAAGCGTTCAAGCCAAATCTTAAGCATACCATTGATAAGATCAGCATTCTTGATCTCGACAGAATCAGCAAGAGAGAACTTGCGAGTGAATGCACGATCCGCAATACCCTTGAAGATATAATCTGTATCAGGAGCATCTGCTGTTATCTGGCCCTTGACTGTTAGTGTTCCCTCTAATAGTTCCAATTCAAGGTCTTGCTTGCCGAAACCTGCAACAGCGATTTCAATAGTATATTTGTTATCGCCGACCTTCTTGATATTATAAGGCGGATAAGTTGGAATCTTTGGGATTGTTTCTGAGAATTCGCCCAGTTTCTTGAATAAAGAATCAAAACCAACAGTTGACTTTGATAGACCAGGGAAATCAAAAGGATTAAAGTGTGGGATTGAATTGATAGACATATACATATTCTCCTATAATTAGCGAGGGTTACAATAATGTTCTTCCTTAGTAGGCAAGAACATGTTGGGTACGCAATACTTGATCCCAACAGATATATTTATATCACATTTTTATCAAGTTGTCAAGTGTTTTTTATCCACCAGCAAAAACAGTTTCTGATCCCTGTGCTACCGCTGTACAATCTGTTAAGCTATCTAGTGCGCGTCCGGCACCTAAACTATTGACAAACACAGTAACACTTCCGAGAGTTATAGGAGCAGCATGCATAGGACATGGAGCTCCAAATTTGAGATGTACGGTGTTTGGATCTGTCTGACGACTCCATGCTCTACTATTTACCATAACATCTTCTGAACCCATTGCTCTTTCCATTGCTGTACAGTGAGGAGAATCCAAATCTCCAAATCTTGTTGCGGCGGCCATGTTTTATTCTTTCTAAAATGTAGGAGGTGTAAAATTAGCAAAAAAACTAGTAATGAATAGATATCCAACAGTATAACTTCTTGTGATATTCCTATCAATAGATAATGATGTATTACCACCGCCACTAAAGTTAATATTTAAAGTATATGTTACTATAATGCTACTAGCAGGATCTTGATTGACTTCATACAAATATGTATTAGCAGGAACATTACTAAATCCATTTACTGTTATAGTATCGCTCAAATAATTGTTTGCTAAAAAATATCGATATTTAGCAATGTCATTAAATCCATTTCTATATTGACCACTAAATGATACGGCACCGGCACTATTTGACGAACCTATTATCACATTACCATCAGGTAAACTAGAAGTTACTGTTACACTAGCAACATTAGCACTAGTATTCTGTGTAGTGACATTACCCATACCATCATCAGTTGTCGTTGATATCATAATATTAACACTATCTGAGAAGTTTGAATATAATTCTCTTGATGTTAATATAGCTGGGTCGAGATAATATGACACTTATCTTGTCTCTCTAGGCCGAAGGGCTAATAATTTCTCAGTCCATTTTTCTATTTCTTCATGATCAGCATCAGTGTGAGGTTCTGATGGAATTTCAGGAGCAAACTTAATTAAATTATCAAATGTAGATGGAATATCTTCATACTTGTCGAATGTATGAAGCACACCATCTTTCAATATAACAAACTCATGAGCCATTATTATTTTTCCTATTTTCTCTATACTTCATATATAAAGTTTCTTTCTCTACAGGATTCAAATCAATTCTCGGAGCTTTTTGGACAAGATGTGTTTTAGATTCAAGAAACATATCTTCACTTGCATTCATATTAATATTCTTAGCATTAAAATTTAGATCACCTTTACAATCAAAATCCAGATTGTTATGTCCCTTGATAGTCACATTGTTGTTAGTGTCGATATGAATCGTAACGCCACCTTCGACTTCGATGATTGCTGGCCTATCACTTATCTTTAAATAATCAGTTCTAATTCTCTGTAACATTTTTTACTCCTGTCGATCCCATTCCGCCCTTCCGATCTGTCTTAATTTTCGGCTGAATAAGTGTCTCTTCGATAGTATACTTATCTGATTTTATGAGTTCGCCTTGACAAATTCTATCACCATTATTAATCGTGATGACATTATCAGACATATTATACATAAGAACAAATAATTCTTCAACATAATCAGAATCAATAATGCCTTGTGCATTAGCAAGAACTAATCCCTGCTTGAGTGATAATCCGGATCGAGGATGAAGTCTTACCGAGTATCCTATAGGAATATCGAGTATAAGCCCAGTAGGAACCATGATTCTATCTCCCGATACAATCGTAATAGTTCCTTTAGATAAGGATCTTTCAAAGGAAGCATTTTGTTTATTGAATCCCTTATATGTCACTTTACCTTCAGCATAAAAAGAAATATCAAAACAAGCAGATTGTTCTGTTGCGAACTTGGGTAATTGAATATTAGGATGTGTCTTATAAATTTTCAATGTAGTCATAATAAATCTCCGTATATAATGTAGTTAATACTCTTTTTTAGAACCTATCGAATACTTAGTGACAAGGGTCCACTCACTCTTTTCTTTATAAGGCAACACTTTGATTTGACTCAGAGAAGCAACAGGATCGGCACTCTTTGCTGGATCAACCAGATCAACTAATTGCCACTCATCAAGAAGATTTGCGATAGTATTTCGTCTTGCTTTATCATCAAGAGAAAAATCAGACTTTTTACCATCCAGTAAAAACAATTCTTTAAAATGAATGATATAATATTTGCCCTGCTTATGTAGAATGTGACATGATTGATATAATGTATTATCTTTCTTAGATGCAATACCGATGCGAGAAAGAGTTTCTTTCACTTTCAAAAAATTATCAGGTTCTGGTAGAGTTACCTCGATTAATTCGGTTAGGTTTATCATTCAATCCACCTTTATTTATTCTTTTTTTTATAACATCAATCTGATCAGGGGATAAAACCACCAAAGCACTCTTAGCCTTTTCTTCAGAATACTTATAATACTCTTTAATTGCAGTTACTGCTTCAATAGTAGACCTCTTTTGCCATCCGCGGAAAGGTCTTTTATATCTCCTTACAGTATTTAGTAGATAGTGATATTGAAGAAGTGGATCGATATTAGGCACTTTATTCATCTCATTAGCAAATGGTACACAATCCATATGGTATGATAGCGCCCTATTTACAAGAAATGATTTATATTCCTTCTCGTTTTCCTCAGTTACAACAGATTTCTTCGTCAGGAGTATAGATGGAACAATGTCTTTAAAAGTATCGGCCATAATTCAGTTCCATTTACTTGAGGAGTATTTCTGAAGCATTGTAGCATAATCATTCGACATTGTAAATAGTTCTTTCATATCTGACTGATCAATAGGAATCGCGATCATATTCCGACCGTCTCCAGTTGTATATGAATAGTATTGCATTTTCTTAGGATCAATCTCATATATCTTACCATCACTATGGTGAGAAGTTTTATGATTAGGAACAGATACGAAAATAAGTCTTTCGACTGCTAAGCACTTTTTGAGTTGATTGGGTTTGAAAGTAAATGCATTCTTATATACATATGGCACTTGAGTCTTGACTTCTGTTGTCAGGCCATCAACCACCATATCTTTTTTTGAATCATAAGGATCGATTGATACTTCAATCTTATATCCCTTAGCAGAGCAAAAATTGGCAAATATAGTTTCGCCAATCTTGCCCATTCGGGTCTTCCGATCATCTTCAACGGTATTATTGTTCATTGTCTCACTTTCGTATTATATTTGCTTCTGAGTATGTATGCAATATATTCATCGATAATTGGAATAATAGATTCATCGATTTTACGGTCGTCTATGAGATCAGGCAACATATCCAAAGAAACTTTCTTCACATATAGATTATGCGGATTGATATTATCTTTTCTGGCTTTTGTTGCACCAGAATGTCCCTCATCAGGATGAGATATATCCAACAACTCTTTCACAAATCGTTTCACTCTATATTCAATAGAAGTTCCAGAATAACCAACATATAAACAATTATTCGATGCTGGTTCACCATCAAAGATTGCATAATATCCACCAACAACAAAATTATTTTCCTGGTCGTGTCCAAACATGCGATCTAATATAGAATCATTTTTGTGAAAAGAAATCTGTAAACATATTTCACCCAACTCTCTTTCTTTTCTATTCATAAAATCAATCACTATCTTAAATGAACATTGATTGACTCCTAATGATACAATACGCAAAGCATATTTTTGCACTTCATCTACTTCTACATTATCACCATATAAATTTTTATTCGTCTTATACAATCTCACAATCCACCATAATTTCGGTTAAACATGCGACTAGGTTAATTTCTTGATCGGCTACGAAAGCTGATTGATACTGATACTTTGCAAGAATTACAACGGCCTGTGGAATACTATCTGGTTTAAAATATTCATATAGGCTGTCATAAATCTTTCTATAGATTCGTGCTGGCTCAATGTCTGAGTTTGTAACAACCCACTTCCGCATCTCTAAAAAGTCTTTTTGTTTAAGATGCTTTGCCAGATCACCTATCTTCCGTATATCGGAAATTTGAGCGACAATACCAGCATCAATAGCACCAGAACTAGCATACTGTTGGAGTTCATTAAGAGTCCTACGATAGTCTGGAAAATACTTTTGGATAATCTTAACAAGTGCGGAAGAATCATATGGTATACTCTCCTGTTTTAAAATAGTTCCTAGTCGCTTACAGAATAGCGATGCCATCTCTGGCTTCTCTGCTTTCTGTAGAGTGAAATCAATGACAGAACATCGAGAATGAATAGCTTCAATTAATCTAGACTTGAAGTTACATGTGAGGATAAAGGTACAATTTGCTGAAAACTCTTCTATAGCACCACGCAAAGCTGCTTGCGCTTCTGGTGTAATATAATCAGCCTCATCAAGAATGATGACCTTATGCCCACCAGTCAGAGAAATAGTAGATGCATAGCCTTTGATTTTTGTTCTCAGTGTATCAATTCCTCTTTCTTCAGAAGAATTGATAAACAAATAGTTCAGTCCAATCTCTTCACACATAGCTAACGCAGCAGTGGTTTTACCCACTCCCGCGGTACCCGTTAGCATAAGATTCGGAATAGTTTTAGCATCGACATAACCCTGAAAGATTTTCTTGATCCGATCAGGAAGAATGCAATCAGATACACTCTGAGGTCGAAACTTTTCTGTCCAAAGAAATTCATCCATTTGAATCTTTACCACTCACAATAGTATCATAGAATTCCTCGAAGGTGTTATTTTCTTCCACCTCTTCATTATAATTGGCCTTATAATAGGCCTTTGCCATTCTCTTGATTAGCTTCTTATCAACACCCAGAGCATCATTGATGTTGTTAACCGCTTCCTTTTGTAGGTCGCGTTCAGCCGACATTCGTGTCATAGAATCATTTAGTTCCATGATTACACCCTTGATCTTCTTCTTATCTTCAGCAGATAAAGAATTGATGCTTACAAATACAGGTTGATTATGCCCAATACCAATTGCCATTTACTTACTCTCCAATGCGATAAAGTATTTCAGTTTGCGATTCTTGCTTGTGAACTTTGCGAATCCAGCAAGTGTGACATCAATATTATAATCATCAGGAATAACCTTGATGTTTTCTACCTTGAATGTCGCAATGAAATCGCTACCATTATAATCACCAAGTGATAGGCTTGTCCGAAGACTATTTGAAGTATCGTTCTTTATATCATGACAATTTGCATTAAGCTTGCCATTCTTTCCAATAATAGAAAGATTTGGGAAGTTATTCATCATAGCAAGCTTGAGAAGCTTATCTAGAAGCTTGCTTGTCAATGAAAACTCAACATCGATCTTCTTCATAACTAATTCTTTATCGGGAGGAGAAACGATCAGATTTGGCGAACAAGAATAATAAACAAGTTCTACTTCACCATCATTCATCTTCACACTAGTTTCAGTAAATGAAAGGTCAGGAGAATTCATTGTTGTGATATTACCAAGGAATATATTCAAATCATAGATACCAAATTCATTCGGAATCTCATCATCAAACTCCGCTTCGACAAGCACAGCCTTATCAGGAGACATACTCCGCTGAATCTTACCGCGCCGTAATACTAAACTTTGATTGATTGAGTGAAAGTTCTTCATAGTAATCATCATATTATCAGATAGCTTCATCATATAATCTCCTTTGTGGATTGCTCTCAAATATTATAATAGCACAGAAAACTAAAAACGTCAAGTGTTTTCTTTGTCATGAACATGAAGTTGGATGATTGCATAATGGATCACTTTAAGTAAATCCTTTCGCCAATCTTCACTGTCACCTTTCATTCCATATCTCTGAGCATACTTAAGGACATTTCCTATACAGAAACCAGTGCCATGCCCACCATCAATGATAAACTCAGTGGCCTGATATTTCTTTTTGGAATAATGCCCATCATATGTAGAGTCTATATAGCTCTTGATTTCATCCAAGAGATGGTCTTCATTGTATTTGTATTCTATTGTCATAATATACTTTCAGGGCGTTTGATCTAGGCTCTTCTGTAGTTCAGATACTCGGTGTTCAAGTGTACTGATTGTTGTGTATAGATGCCCAGTATCATGAGGTTCAATCCGCGATCTCAATACTTCAATTTATTCTTCTAGAACATGGATATAATATGCATGATTCGTCATTTCATCACTCTCCTATAATTTAAGTTTTGTTTTTCACTAATGTTAGAACATTACTCTTTGTATTACTCGAAGATTCAGGCTCTTCTACCCATTTGATATAATCTTCCAGTTCTTGTTCTGTATCAAATATTATAAATGTATTAGTATCATTGTCAAGAAGATTACCAATAAAATAAATGCATTTATATGGTTTATCACATCCTGTTTTATGTACAAGATAAAATCCAGGATCTAAAGCTTCAAGTATTTTTCCATAAGTATAATATCCTTCTTCCATATTATTAAGAAAAAAGTACTTAGAGCATAATGGATTATCGAGCATGATTTATCCTTTGTCTTTGTTTTTAGTAAACCAGTCGTGCTATAAGTTACCTGTCATCGCGGCAATCTGTTGCATATTACCAGAAAATGCATATGTTCCAATGTGCTGAGTCTTCATCCATGGGCATAACCAGATTTGCCCACCAATTACTCTCCAGTATTGGCAGAACATATAATCTTCTGATAGATATCGATGAGAATCAGGATCAATGACAGTATCGAAATATGCATGGATATATCTTGAGCCGTCAAAGTTAGCTTGCCCGACATGATCTGGCTTATAGTTTAGATGTGGATATTCTTCTTTGAACTTATCAAACACTTGCCGCTTAATCATCATATAACCTGTGCCGATTTCCATAACTTCAAGTGGTTCAGTAACCTTGAATTGTTTTGTTCCTGGAACTGGATTAAACACATAATCACCAACAAGCCCATCAAGATCACCAGGATCAAACTTATCATTATCATGATTCTTTTTAGCAGCAGCAAAAATATTTTTCCAATTAATAGACTTCTTTGGATATGGTCCGCCAATAACATCCTTGTCAAGAGCGATAAGCGCTAGAATATCATTCGGATCGTATGAAATATCCGAATCGATAAACAAAAGATGTGTGAAGCCAGACCGAAGAAATTCGTCTACTAAATAGTTACGAGCGCGAGTGATCAAAGATTCATTAAACAAAAAGGAAAATCTAATTTCAATACCATGTTTCTGGCAAATGCCCTGTAAATCAAGAGCAGCTTTTGTGTACATTCCGTGGCAGTTTCCTCCATACATCGGAGTGCAAACAAATAACTTACACTTTCTTAGGTCTTCAACTTTAATACTCAGTTCCATATTGGAGTGCTCCTCATTATGAATGTCAAAAAATATATTCTAGATCAGTGTTTCACCAAAAAAGGTAGTCTTAATAATCGGTCATGTCTCTTATCGTGGTGGGCCAACAGAGGTGACATTAATATATATAACACAATCATAGACGATACAAAATTCTTACCAATTGATTGCCTTTACTCTGAAAGACTTTATTCTATTACACATGATATACCAAATAGACCTACTTGTCAAGTCTGTAAGGTTGCTTTCGTAAAATTCAATTCATATAAAGAAGGATATTATCGATATTGTTCCACATTCTGCTCAACACAATCTATGGATAGAAACGATAAAATATCTAAAAGTCGTCAAAGCATAGACAAAAAAAAGATGGTTGAAAAGATGGTAGCCACTAACATGAGTCGCTATGGAGTAAAATTTACTACACAGGACGTATCGATACAGAAAAAAACACGAAAAACAAAACTCGAAAGATATGGAAATGAAACATATAACAATCTAGATAAAGCAAAGGAAACAAATCTGGCTAAATATGGAACTGAATATACATGTCTAGCCGAATCTGTGATGGCCAAGTCAAAAGATACTATAATGAATCGAACTCCTCAACTATTTGATCCCGACTGGCTAATACACAATAATAAAACGAAAACCCTGAGCGAAATGTCATCCGAATTGGGTGTTACATATAGAACTGTCTGGTTAGCATTTGATAGGTTAGGATTAGAACCTATATTCTATAGACCAAAATATAATAGAATCGAGATGGATATTTACAATTTCATAACAAAGGAACTGGAATATACAGATGATGTTAGAAAAAATGACAGGACAATCATAGGTCCAAAAGAACTTGATATATATATTCCTGATAAGAATCTGAGTATCGAGTTGAACGGCATCTATTGGCACTCATATGATAGCAGGCCCACTTCTGTAGAGAAAAATCGGCATCTGCATAAAAGAAACTTGTGTATAGAAAAGAACATAAAACTACTCCAGATATGGGACACTGAATGGATAGAAAAGAATCATATCATAAAGGATATTATTCGCAGATCATTGGGTCTATCTAAAAGAGTCATATATGCTAGAAATACTTTTGTTCGACATGTCACATCCGAAGCATCAAATAAGTTTCTGCTCGACAATCATATTCAGTCTGGAAAAAATGCACGATATCGATATGGGCTTTACACAAAAGAAGATGAACTTGTATCCATAATGACTTTTTCCCGACCAAGATTCGACACTAATACCGATTATGAAATGATCCGATTCTGTTCCAAAAGTAATATTCATATAATAGGCGGTATCAAAAAACTGTATGCAGCATTTATCAAAGAGATTCAGCCAAATTCTGTAATATCATATTCGGATCGCCGGTTCTTTGCTGGTGAATCTTATATGAAACTGGGATTTGAGAAATCCACTCGATCAGATACAACGATAGATTATTTCTGGGTGAAGAACAATCGAATTATAAATCGTCTGAATACACAAAAACACAAATTATCGGCACTATTAGGAAACACAAACTTTGATGTGTTGTTGTCTGAAGACGAAAATCTATTCAAGAATGGATATAGAAAATTATATGGTTGTGGTCATGACACTTGGATATACAGAAAAAAAGGGGAGCAATGAAGCTCCCCTTTCTTGTCGCACATTAGAAAATATTACGCCGCGATGCGGTACAACATCTTCCGCACACCATTTACAATGCGAACATTGCTATAGATGGTATGACCTTCAACATTACGAAGATCGGAAATGCGCTTATGCACAGTTTCCTTCGTGACATTAGCTAGCTGGGCCAGCTTCGCTACACTAATACCCGAACCAGTGTTATACTGGCGAAGATACTTTGCAACACGAGAAAGCTCTGTGGACTGCTTCTTATTCGTATCAAAGCGATAATAAAGCTTCCGCTTTCCCTTTACAGTACGATAGTTGCTGTAAATATTATGACCCTCAATAGTGCGAAGATCAGAAACACGCTTTGCGACCGATTCGACAGGCATGCCAGTCAAATAAGCCAGCTTAACAGCCGAGATACCCTTGCCGGTATTATTACGGCGAAGATACTTGGCAACACGAGTAAGTTGAGACATTCAGTTTTTCTCCTAGATTAGCCGCTGTATGATTGACGATACAAGAAGATGACCAGCGGCTTAATTCATCATCTTCAAGTATTATAGCATGGTTTTTAGACCATGTCAATAGGGTTTTACGACTGGACACTCATTCCGTCGGGAGAGGGCATAATAGCGGATGTCGGCATGCCGTCACCGCGGAAGAGTCCTCTCATCCGGCACTTCTACAGGAATAGGTGCAATAGTTTCATCAAGTTTCTTATAAAGATCCATGAAAGCAGTCTTAGTATCAACATCAAATCGATTGAGGCAAAGCTGGATTGCTTTTTCACGATTCTGCTTGAAGATAGAATATGCTTCACAGATATGGACAAGGCGCCGTGTCGAAATAATTTCGGAGATAGCGCCCTCAAAGAAAGACTTTCGGACAACATCAGCCCATGACACAAGTTTTTCTGCAAATTCCGTATCTTCAATATTGAAAGATGCAAGGACATTTGTCAGAATCTTTTGCTCAACAGACAGTGCAGGATATTCTTGCTCAAGTGTAATACTGAACCGTTCAAGGAAAGCCTCATTCATAACATTAGTTCCGATGAAGCGACCATCATCAGAACCCTTGCCCTTAGTGTTAGCAGTAGCAACTACTGTAAAACCTGGCATCGGAGTAATGACTTTATTAATTTTCTTGAGATAGATCGGTTTGCCTTCAAGGATCGGCTGTAAGCACATAAGCTTATTCGAGCCTAGATCGACTTCATCAAGGAGAAGAACAGCGCCGCGTTCCATTGCGACAACGACCGGGCCATTCTGCCACACAGTCTTGCCATCAAGAAGTCGGAAACCACCGATCAAATCATCTTCATCCGTTTCGATTGTGATATTGACACGGACACACTCGCGGGACTCTTGACTACAGACTTGCTCGACCATCATAGTCTTTCCGTTGCCGGACAAGCCCGTGATATACATCGGATAGAATCGACCCGACTTGATAATAGTCCGAACATCAGCAAAATGCCCGAAAGGAACATAACCCTTTGCTTTGTCAGGAACAAGATTGACGGCTGAAGGAATATTCAGATTGATAGCAGCAATTGCCATTTCAGCTGAATTGATTGCTGCGGTCGGCACTGTTGGCATAACAGGAGCCAACACACTCTTTACACTCTTTTCATTCTTAATCTTAGGACGACCAGAGGCGAGAACATTCACAAGAGAATACATGCCGCGCCCAGCACGAAGATTGGGATCAAGAGTAAGCCAATTCGGATACGGAGTCTTTTTCTTAGCGCAAACATTTAGGATCTGCTGGCGATCAATTGTCGCTATATCTCCAAGGACTGACTTTACAGCATCAAGGAATACATTGCGGTCAACAAGCTTAGGCATTTATTTCTCTCTTTCGTTCTTGATTATGTGTATATTCTAGCATGAATAGCCGAATATGTCAATCATTATTATCGCATAGCTGGTATGCTGGATTGCATACCGTGTCGCTACTTACAGTTGTGTTCCGTATCATTTGCTATTTCCAGCAATTTTCTTCATGAACCGATTGATAAGAATTCGATTGACTGATTTCCTTTCAGAGAATTTCTGGAACTCTTTGGCAATCTTGCTCCGTGTCATGCTTGAATTGACATTCAATTCCGCATCACTATCATCCCGCTTTGTGGTATTGATTACATAATATTCATCATAACCTTCATTAGGAACATTTACAAACCTATCATTCTTCCATGATGAAGAAATATCTTCTTCATACTTTGCGTTTTGTAAATCAGGAAAGAATCTGTTTTTCATCATTTTATACTTGAGAGGGCAAAGAAAGAATCCCACAAGATTAGATTTGGTCCGCTCTTTCAGCATATCAAGCAAGGTTGTAGTGACGGCCCGATAAGTATCGTATATGCCGGAATTGCCTTGTCCCGAAAGCACATATTCTTTTTTAGTCTTAGTATCTTGGATAATAATCTTTGATCCTTTACGATAACTTTCACTCGCTACCTGACTTGAGTACCGAATAGGATCAGAGTCGCCGTCAGTAAGGAATACTGTATTGACAATCTGAACTTTATTCTTTACACGGAAATCATTAACAATTTTATCCGCAACATATATAGTCTGATTAAGCGGAGTCGATGACATCGGATCGAGCGCACTATATCCCAAAGTCATACTCCAAAGATACTTATAAGCACTATTCAGTTCTACGGTATTCATCCGTGATGAAAGAATATTCCGTAACTTGAAATTATCGAACACATCATGATTACCAGATTTAGGTGTGAAACACTGCCCAGTTACTGATACATTATGTGTCGAAGCACGGAACAAATACACTTCGAAAGGTATCTGAACCCGCTTACAAAACATAGTAAGGCTCATAAGTTGCTTGATTGTATACCGCAAATTAGCAGTCATTGATCCTGACCAATCAAGGAAAATAACAAACCCGTGATTTTTACCCTGGGGGACAACAGAAAGCTTGCGGAAGATATCTTCATTATACTTATAAGAGTGAAGTTTATTCGTATCGATTGTTCCAGTCTTTGCAATTGAAATGCGCGAATATATATCAGCAGATTTTCGCATCTCGAATTCTTTTGCCATATATGACACAGCTGGATTTTCATCCGACATAATCTTTTTGATCATATCAGCGATATTTATCTGAGAACTTAATTCTTTTTTGCTGAACTCGATAGCATGTTGGGCCAATACTTTTTTATAATCATCAATGATGTTTTCATAATTAGGAGTGGGCAGATCGATATAAATATAATTCACATCACTATTAGAAAGAATCGTTGATTGATTTTCTTCCCAAGCATTATCAGTTTCAGAGTTAGGAACGAATTCATCATCTTTTTCATCAGCATCTGGATCAAATAAATTTGTTGTGTCTTCGCCAGACTCTTCACCATCATCATCTTCCAATGACATCTCTTCGGTATCAGTTTCTTCTTCCGAAGCTTCGCTATCAGCATCTTCTTCATAGAAGTCATCTTCGGCTTCCGTTGTGCCCTCATCACTATCATTAGATGAAGAATCTTTTTCTGATTCTTTTTGTTTTTCACCCTGAGCCTTTGCCCAAGCATAAATTTCTTCGGTCAAATCAATGACTTGTTGGAATGTTTCAGTTTCTCCAACGCGATTTACAAAAACACGCTCTTCAGGAGAAAATGAAATATTAGAATGAATTGAACCACCTTTATAGTAGATATTGAGTCGATCAATAAAGGACAATGTATTGACATCTTTCTTTGAAGTGCCAAAGAAATCTCGGCCAATCAGTTCTTTATATCCGATAAGATAATTGCGGCGCGAACCAGGATAACGGCGTTTCTGCCGCTTATCAATTCGAGCATCCTCAATAACATTCATAAAACTCTTGATAGCAGATGAATATTTCTTGCTATCATCACCATGAAGCTTCTTGGCAATATTCTTGATAGTATCAAGCCAGGCTTCACAAGGAGTATCAAGAGCATGACCAACTTCATGGACGATAAGCATGTCCCGGAGATCATCACTAATTCCTTTCCAGATGGGCAGAACAAGGACTCGGTTCTTAACATCGAATGAAGCAGTCTTGGCAGAAGGCGACTGCCGTATATCAATATTTTCCGTAGCAAGCAACTTGGCTAGCTGGGATTTCGTTTCAGGTTCTTTGGTCATAAGCATATATTCTTGTCCCGTCTTTATCTTGATTATGACTATATCATATCAGATTGGTGGGCATCCACAAGAGATATTATTGCATACCTGCTATGCAGGAACGCATAGCTTATTGAAATTATTTGATAATTTCCTTCATTTTTTCATCAGTAATTCCGCGTCCATAGGAATATGATTAATCATATTCCGGAATATGATTTTGCCATTCTGATTTTATCTTGGGAAAAGGTGACTATAGCTCCTGTGTCTAGTGCCACAGTCCACCAGTAATCATCAACACCAGTTTCAATTAAAATAGCATATCCTCGTCCTAAAGGAGTTTCGACCGATATAGCTTCATTAAGTTGTATTGTGTTCATTTGTATTTCAACCTTTATAATTATTAACTAATTTCATACCATAATTATTGACTTTAGGAAACTTGCTTATATCGATGCCGGGTTTGAACCGAAGAGCAGTGGCCTTGAAAGAATCATAATTGACATAATGGTGCCAACGATCATATTTCCATACCATTCGTGCAACATCAGGATGCATATCAACAAGCATTTGAGATTTATTGATAGTGCCGACAGGATTCAATGTGCCATCTCGCCATTTTTCTTTTTCTAGATTACCTTCTTTATGATAAAATTCTTCTGTATTTCCACCCTTAACTGTTTGTGTCGCTGCTTTACCTTGAAGAAAAGCATTGAATTGAATCGTGCAATCACCGTCTTTTAACACTCGGAGACAAATATCCGTATCTTCATTATATCTACCGCGCCAACGATGCTTACATTTATTATCAATCAGAAGTGTAGAATATATTCGTGTATTAGTTACGAATGGTGGATATGATTGATTGGGTGCAATGAAGAATCTATATTGAAATCCAGAGATAGGCACATTTTCGTATCTATCAATGAAATCTTCCGCAGCTTTGAATATCACACCAGATTCAACACGAATGCGTAGATTTTGATGAAGCCGATAAAAGTCTGAGATATTATCATCTAGCACCCAATGTTTTTCAGCGCCGATAGATATTGCATGATCCCAGCACCAATTTCGCGCACGGCCAGGTCCATCACCATGATTACTAAATGGTGCAATTAGCAATGTTACATAATCACGGATATTGAAATTATCTAATGCTGCTTCATAATTGTTTTCATCTTGAGGTTCAATAGTAATATAATGAGGCACCTTCATCCTTGAGAGTGATCTTGAAGTGATCATCGTTTCATGACGACCTTTCGAAATGATATAAACCGGACTTTTTGGATTTGTCATTCTTCAATCCATCTCTTTAGAGAATTAGCATCTCTGTCTAAATGTGGATACCATAAACTTTTTGTTTTATCTGCGATTCGTTGTTCATTATCAATCTTATTATAATACATTTCAGAAAACTTATCAAAGTCTTCTTTATTTCTGAAGTGAATATATATTGTCTTGTATGTTGGATTATTCTCTTGTTCGAATTCAGGCATTCCTACCCAATGATTCTTTTTTACATTCATATTAAGAATGTCTTCTTCAATGGGAAGACCATGAGACTTAATTGTCTCTTTCTTTCCTACATAGTTATCATAACTACTAGTTTCTTTCACTTCCGAAATCTTATCTGCCATAATTATCTCCGCTATATTGTAATGCTACATTATATACTATATCGATCTTAATGTCAATCCTCTAAATTATCAAACTACTAAAATTCTTTACCTTTTCGAATCGATACACTTTCTGGAACTTATCCAGCATCTGGTCAGTTTTATGTGAAATCACAAATACATTCGAATCACCGGTCATCGCCCACATAATTTTCATTAGTTCGTCTGTTCCGTTAAAATCGAGTGAACCGTCGAACACTTCATCAAGAACCAGAAGATTACAGTTCACACTATTCCTCATTTTAGCAATAGCTCTCCATGTCAGTAGAAGTGCTAAATCTATCCGCGTTTTTTCTCCCTCAGAGAAATTATGATATGAAAATTCATCTCTATATCTAGATTTGATCGTTTCTTCAAATTGCTCATTGATATTGAAGTTAACAAAGAATCCCATTTGAGCTAGATATTTGTTGATTAGTTTATTGATTACAGGAAGATATTGCTTGATAATCTTAGTCTTGATACCACCATCTTTTAATAGGTTGATAGAAGTTTCGATCAATATTCTATCATTCAATAATGCTTCTTTCTCAATCTTATATTTCTCCAATTCGTCCACAACCACAATCAATTCTTTTTTATTATTAATAAGTGTATTATCCGAATGCTTAATTCTATTGATATCATCTTCAATATTATTGTTTGTCGATACGATTGCTGACAGTTTCGTTTTATTAGATGTAATATCATTTTTGATATTATTGATTTTACTAATGGTTTTTTCTATTGTGGTAATATGATCGACACATTTATCAATCTCGGTACCAAGCTTAGTTAGCCCATCCTTGAATTCATCAACCTTTGTTATCGTCTCAATAATAATCTTATCTTTGAAAGATTTGACGATTGGTTGCCGACAAGTGGGGCAATCATCATTATCGCAATAGAATGATATTTCTTTCTGAGCCCGATTTAGATTATTCTCTATCTTTGAATGAAGCGATATCAACTTACTATGCTTGGCCTTTTGTATAGATTGATCTTCGATATTAGATAGTAATGCATCCCTTTGTGTTTCAAGGGATGTGATTTCTACCAGTATATCCTTATATTGATTTTCATTTTGAATAAAAGATTCTCTCAGTTCAGATTCTCTTAATTCATTATTCTGCTCTAGGCTTGTGATATTCTTTTCAATAAAAGATTTCTTATCTAGTTTACCAATATTCGTAATGCGATTTTGATCAATGTTTTCTTTATTGATCTGGAGCTTTTGTTTAGCAACTATATTCATCACAGAGAAAATTTGAATATCCAACAAGTCTTCAATAACCACCCTTCGCTCATTAGGAGTCAATTGCATGAACGGTGTGAATGATGCTGAACCAAGAATAACAATTTGTGTAAATGATTTCAAAGTCATTTTGAGAATGACCTTTTCCAGATAGTCTTGATAATCTTTGGATGCAGAATCTTGATTGATCATGATATTATCACAATAAATCTCAAAGATATTAGGCTTTATGCCACGAACAATTTCATAGTTCTTATTGTTTGTAGAGAATGTGATTCGGACTTCACAACCTTTTTCATTGACTGAATTAACAAGACTGCCTTTGTTTATCTTTCGGAACGGTTTACCAAATAAAGCGAATGTTAATGCGTCCAAAATAGTTGATTTACCAGCTCCATTTTCTCCGACAATCAATGCATTTTGATGTGCATCAAGTTGAATTTCGGTAAAAATGTTGCCAGTTGAAAGGAGGTTTCTCCATTTGATAGTTTGAAATTTTATCAATCTACTGTTTCCAATGCTATAGCTTCATTATAAATGTCTAACATATATGTCTTCATAATAGCAGAATCAACAGGTAATGTCAAGCCATCAATATACTTTTTTAGTATCGTTGGAGTATCCTCAGACTCATCCACTTCATCATTAGGATCATTTTCGGTAAATGTAGAAATGTCCTCTACAATAGAAATATCTAGAGGAGATGCTTTATAGATTTTATCAAGGAGCATATCAAACGCATAAGGATTTGTCTTATTGACACACACAATCTTAACAAAGCAATTATTATATGTATTGTAATCAGTAGCATTTATCTTCTCTGTGATATCAGGATGTTTGACATCATCATATGATATCATTCTGAAGATGATGTTTTCATTCTTATGGAATACCAATTTGCGAGTTTTCGTATCAAACACATGAAACCCTCTTGGATCATTATAGTCTGACCAGGTATACTCAGCAAAAGCACCAAGATAATGTATATTATCGCTAGTGGACTTATGATGATAATGGCCGCTAAAAAC